TGTCCTCTGCTTCCAGTAGTGGTTTACGATCTGCTCTCAAGCGATCCTTTGTGATCTCTTTGGCTTTAGCCATGTTTATACTAACTGGCATCGTATTCCTCCTGAGTAATATGGTTGTATTTGAGTTGATCGTCTAGCGATAAGTCCTCTGATACTTTCTCATTAGCACCTGCTGTATATTCCCAAGCATTGCGGAATGTTCTATCAGATAAATCCTCATCTGTAATCTCGTAAGGTGTACCAGTAGGTAAATCTTTGTTGGCAATATGGATTAACTTCTCTTCATCAGTACCAGTTAGTGTATCTAAGAACTTAGGTGCTGGTGTTAGTGTTGCTAATACTGCCTCACCTTCTTTATTTGTTGTTGGGTATATTATTTTCATATCAATCTCCGAAAATTTGAACTGCCACAGTATCTACATCAGCAACAGGACGTGAGCCAGTAGAGTCTGAAAAAGCATAAAAACGGCAGGATGATGTTGTTATTTGACCCGTCGTATAAAGGCAAATATGCCAATCAGTTACAAGTGCGACAGCACTATAATAAGCATTACCCATATTGTTAGTAAAATTAACAGTATAGTCACCTGTACCATTATCAGTAAGACTGCTACAATTATGACTATCTCGAAATGATATATTTCCAGTACCATCAACGTTCGCCCAAGCCTTTGCAGTAAACTGTGATAAGCCTCTGCCGTCATTAGTTAGTTTTAGTCTTTCAGTAGCATTAGTTTCAAAACTTAATGCGTAGTTATCATTACTACCAATAGTCTTATCAGCACCAAAGGTATCGCCACCAAATGATAAATCACCACCTGCATCCTGCATAGTAGGTGCAGCACCAGCACCATTACTCGTAAGCACCTGCCCTGATGTGCCTACTGCAACCGTTGCGGGATTACCGCTGGCATCATAAGTAATCAACTCACCATCTGTACCGCCTGCCATTTTAGCGAGGGTTATTGCGTTGTCCTCAATAGCGGCTGTCGGTACAGTATTTGATGCGGCATCGCCTGTACTTAAAGTGTAGAGAGTGATCCACCCACTATTAGCCGCGTTTCTCTGTTTGAGCAGGTCGTTCGTGGTATCCGCCCAGAACTGGTAAGCAAAAGTTGTACTCGGCTCACTTGCCGAACTGTTTTGGCTAACAATGGCAGAGAGGGCACTGTTCAGATCGGATCTGAATGTCGCTCCATCTGCGTTAGCGAGGTTATAGTCATGTGTTGCCATCTATACAATCTCCTGTGATGTAATCGTTAATTCCGAAAGTCTGATATTGTGGTCAATGTCTGGTGATGTGACGTCAACCTTGAACTCAAATGCTCTATGATTATACTCCACCACTTCTAGTTTTTCCCATCCGCCCCATGTTGGCGACCCTGTTGGATCATCATCTGTAGTTCTCACATAGACAATAGCGTTTGCACTCAAATTATCGGTCTGGTCAAAATCAATCCAGCTGTCGATATTTGTGGTGCGAGCATCCATAGTGGCGGCATTATTGATAGTGGTCATTGTTAAATCCCTAACCAATCTCTGTCTTTTTACTGACCCTGCATCTATTCCAGCAGAGAATGTGTAAGTTCCCCCAACATCTACACCTGTTGTACCTAGATCAATACTGGAGACTGCATCTACGCTCGCCCAATCGTCTACATCAGAGTTGCCTTGTAGTCTCAATACGCCATCCACCGCTACTGTGTCATCATGCGTACCTGACCAGTTAGGATGTGCCTGTACGGTATCAACGGTGGAGTAGGCTTGTACAGTTGCCGCTTCTGTTGTGACTGTAGCAGATGATGAATAGATACCTGAACTATCTACCGCTCTAATTATATACGTGCCTGAGAGGAGAGGCAGAACCGCTACTGTTGCTGTACCTGCTAACGCTGTACCAATAGAGACCGAATTACTCCATGTTGCATCAGAGAGCAGGTTAGAATGTCTAACCTCAATCTTGCCACCGTTCTTCACGTCTAAATCTGTTGACTCTGACCATGACAAGATAGCGAGACTAGATACCGCTTGTAGATTAACGTCAGTTAATACGGATGGTGCGGTTAATAGTCCTGCAATCTCCTGAATCAGTGTGGCATAACCGCTAGATACTCCAATGCTATTTATTGCTTTGACTCTAAATGTATATTTGGCTGGATCAATATCATAAATGGTATAACTGGTGGAGCGTGTAACCCCTGTTGTATATGTAGAGTCTCCATTCTTGAGATAACCCCATTCATATTCACGCACAAACTGGTCATCTGAGGCAGTCCAACTGAGATCAACCTTTGCCTTGATGCCATTGTCTCTTGTTGAGTAGAGTGATTCTGTAGCTATTATATTTGTTGGCGCAACCGCTGTGGTTACAGTCGGTAGATTAGTATTAGGTATTGAGTCTTGCTCGTCAACAGTTCCAAAATCATATACGGTGGAATCATACTCACGCACTGTCACTTTTACTTCACTGGATGATTTAATATCCATGCGTTCGATTCTGAACGCCTTGCTTGACCACCCCATACCATCAGCAGTAATGCTTACAACCTCTCCAACCTCTGCCTGTAGAGCCTCAATAGTAGCTATAAATGTGACCGCTATCTGTTGGCGTGATTGGTTTAGGGTTAATGCACATAACATCTGTGCCCTTTCAATATCTGTATTGAAGGGCAGTTTGATGGTCTTTTCTAATTTTAGATCATTGTCGTTAGTCTTGTATGTAGACGATTCAGAGATAGCAATATCATCACGCCATGAAGTTTCCTTATTGGTGAAGTCTGCTTTAATCTTGTTATAGCGGTTTCGTTTAGATCCCATCTGGATATTCCAGCCACCAATAACATTATTCTCGGTAAAGGCAAACCCCGTAGATTCTGCTTTATCAATAATTAGCTTATACGTGCCAGCAGTGAATACCAACATACCACGACAACAACTGACTAACGCTTTCAGAATAGGTATTGATGCGCTTTCAGTATTCACAATGCCGTTACAGGTATAACGCTTAACTGTTGAGCCACCGCCTGTTAGATCAACTAATTCATCACAATAATTGGCGGCACTGATGAAGCTGGTGTCGTCTATCTCACTGGATGGCAGTCCACGTCCATACCGAGTATTGGTCAGATAGTCTCTAATGCAGAGAGCAGGATTATCGCTCCATGCTGTACTGCTGTCTCTAGGGTCAAAAACCTTTGCTCCTTTAACTGTAAAGGTAACTGTTGGAATACCCCTTACAAAAGTGTCCTGGTCGTACTCTAGTTTAACGTAAGCATATGCCACACCTCTCAATCTGTGATCGCTAGTCCAGTTTGACAACGTAGATTGCAGAGTGGAATCAGCTGACTGGTCATCTGCGCCTGTGTGGATAGTCGTAGTAACAAAGCTGTCGTATTTGGAATCTCCGATTAGATCATCATCTATCCAGACCTCTGTAACGCTATCAATCTCACCTTCTGCCAATACCAAGATTTGATGAAGGTATTTATTATCCGTTCCTTCTGTCTCCAGAAACACTCTAGTCGCACCGATCCTGCGAGTACCGTAAATGATAGGTATTGGGTCATTAGAGCTAGGCTTGTTGGCTAACGCCCCTTGCGTGCCTCCGTCCGATGGGTCTGGTAGATCAGGGGTCAGAGCATCTATTATATAATCACCAACTACATAACCAACAACCGCACCAGCTACAACACCAACAACTATGCTTGTTGCTACATATCCACCGACAACCGCACCAACAACTATACCTGACATGATGCCTCCAGAGACAATGCCTGTCTATAGTCTACAGTTAGCTCATCTCCAAGGCTTCCACCTTTACAGCCTTGAATATCCTGATTTGCTACAAGATTGATATTCTCTCCGTCAACCATATAAATAGAATTAGGCTTGCAAGAATGGTTCACATAACGCCCTGCTGGAGTTCTTTTCTCTCCAACTCTGGCAATGGCTATTACATCACCCGTCTTGAATGATGCTGTTGCAAACATTCCTTTCCCTTCTATCTTTGAATCTGATACCTGCACATTATATGAGCCATAAGGGAATGGGATTTGATCTTCTGTATTGGTAGTCATTTCCAGCACTTGAGAATGAGTTAATCCAAACTCCGCAATCGCTAGGTAATAATCTGCTGTATCTTCTGCATAATCGAAAGTAAGAAGGTTCTCATTTGCCTCTAAATACTCCTCCCATGTGGCAGATTTTCGCAATAACATCTCTTCCAACTTCTCGGTATCTGTTTCACTGGTGGCGAATACGTTTTGCCAAATAGTATCCTCATAGACAAAAGCTACTTTTCTGCCTTCCTCTGCTACAAATGTCTGTGGAGCAGTCATCTCTACCCAATTACTATCAGCACCTAGAAACTTAATCCGCCCCTTGAGCATGATATTTAGATGTTTAGTCTTGTGATAATGCCCCATCACAAAAGCACCAGCAGGTAATGATACTTCTCTAATATAGATATCAGGTGCGAATCTATGAGCTACAGGAGCATCTATCTGATCCATTTTGAGAATCATAGCCTCCATAGATTGCGCTGTATGCTCTTCAAATTGAGAGGGTAGACAACCATCTACATTATTCACTACAAGCGTACAGGGAGCTTTATATTCAGCCAGAGAGGTATCCAAAGCGTCTGAGGGTAGATTCTGGATCATGCCCTTCCCCAAGGAATATCTTTCTGTATCTCTGAGGCGAATTGAAAGCCTTTATCACCTGCAAAGTATGTCTGTTGCTCTTCGTGGTTTGTGTGTCGCCCTGTATTGCGCTCAAAATCTACCCAAGCATTAGTGGCGGCTATACTGACAACAGAAGTTCCTTTGGATGGATCTTCTACAATCTTTGGTGCATCCATTCTACCCTCTAACATTAGAATGGGATCAGCTACCCATGCCCCTACATCATCAAGAAAGCCGAGATATATCTTCAACGGTCTATCAATATAATCTTCTGCAAGAACCAGTGAGAGATATGTTTGATCCACTCCTGACAGAGATACGTTTACTGTGGAGACAACTACCTTTGCCTGTTCTGATATATCAGAAATCTGGAGCAAGCCGCCAGCAGGATTATATGTATTGCCATCCCATGTTATTTGATGGAACGCATCTGTGGTATATGTAGTCTGAGCATCAAAGTGAACAGATACTAAATGAACTGGTCGGTTAGCATCCTTATCCGCCTCTGTTGCGTTGTCTCCCGTAAACCTTGCCATTAGAATGCCTCTGTCAGTTTTACCTTAAAGCCAACAAAACCCGCTGTATCCATCGTCATAGCCTGAGTATTGTCATCTAACGCCATAGTAAAAGGTACACTGTTATAGGTGATCGCCTCATTATCCGCTACGGCAGATAATAACGCTGGTTCAATAGATAGGCTGGTACTCCCATCAGCAGTGAGCATATATACCTTGTCATGTCCTGAGAACTTAATGAAGTCACCTGCCTTAAGCGTACCTGTTAAGCCATCAGATGTAATGGTAGTTGCACCAATTGAAGCCGCTCCATTAGCCAGTAATGTGCCTGTTGCGCTTCCGCTTGTATTTCCGAACTCTGGAGGCACGAAAGTAAAGGAGCTGTATCTTCCTTTTTTAGAAACTATAAACGCCCATAGTGGCGCAAAGTCACTTCTTGTCATTGGAGGGTATGCCAGTTCAATATCCCATCGCTGTGCGCCTACTGATCTAGTTTGTCGTCTTAAATTCTGTGCAACACTAACAAATGCTGGTGACTCACTGGTTATCTTAATACTGCTGGGCGTTGGAGTTGTTGGATAACTCATATTGCTACAGCCTCCCCTTGCTCATTAAATGCCGATCTGATTACTCCAACAATTATATCCCTATTCTCTACCATGCTTGTTGCAAAAGAGGAGGCATCCATAGCATTAACAGTGAAATTGATATTAGCAGTATTACCACCTTGCCCCTTTGTATGATCTATAACGGTCTCATTAGGATGAAGAACCGCAGGGAAGCCGCCCTTGCCATCTACACCACCTGATCTTGAGCCTGATCCTGTGAATCCACCGCCCTCGAATGAGGCGGTTGTCGCCAAAGTTTGTCCTAGTGCTGAGGTAGCAGTCATTCCAGCCATAGCGGGAATCGCATTAGTTCCCAGTGTTGCCAATGACACCATAATTGCCGCTGGAGTCCATGCCGCTGTTGTTGCTATACCTGCCGCTATATTGGCACTTGTAACAGTTGTCATTGCCGCCATAGACGTGGCGACCTGCGTGGATTTAGATGCTGTGTCTAATGCTGTTGATGCGGTCTTGAATAATTTTTCCTTCGCCCAGTTAATAGCCATCTGCACCCCCATCTGGACAAGACTGCTGATTACTGTGTGCATTATAGTCTGCCCTAGTTTCTTCATTGAGTCGCCAAAGTCC